TCGGACTTGAGCGACTGACCCATGTAGATGCGGTCGGTGCGCAGCCCGCGCTCGATCTTGCACGTCATCTTGCGAACGCCGTCCACGAACGCCTCCGACCCCAGGGCACCGACCTTGAAGTTCATGCCCTGGAAGGTGAAGTTGCGCGAGTTGGACGTGTACGTCGGCGAGCCTGCCGCCGTCGTGCTCTGCCACGTCTGGGCGTCGATGTCGAACGTCCAGGTGAGCGGGCTCTGCATGTCGATCGAGAACTCGACCGAGGACATCTTGCAGCCAGCGAAGTTCTGCTGCTTGATGCTGCCGCTCGTGTCAGGGACGAGGCCCTGCATCGAGAGGTAGTTCTGCCCGTCCGGCGCACCGAGGTTCGCCGTAAGGGTGTGCGCCGACGTGGTGCCGATCTGGGTGAGCGTCGCGTTGGAGCCCATGGCGTTCACGAGCAGCAGGGCCATGCCCTGGTTCAGGAACTCCAACTCCATCGAGCCGCCCGCGTCGAAGTACGACGGCTTGCGGCGGGTGCCGAGGTCAACGAGACGTCCGGCAGCCAGCCCCGTCCCCTGGATGATGTGGGGGCGGTTCTGCATCTTGAAGCTGTGGACCTCGACCCACCGGGTGGGTGCGACGAAGGTGCCGTAAGTGGTCTCGGCGGCGATGCCTACTGAGCCGCCTAGCCCACCACCAATGCCTGGAGACATGTTCTCCTAGACCTCCTGCTGTGGTTGTGCCGCGTCTGCGGCCTGGTTGGTCGCCGTCTCGGGGGACGGCTCGGGGACGATGCGGCCGAGGACGTGGCCCTCGGCATCCACCAGTTCATCTCCCACGAGGTTTGCTCCCACGAGGTTCGCTGCGGGAGACGCAGGCGAGGTCTCGGCCCCGGCCAGCATGTGCGTGACCGGCACGCCTCGACCGTCGGTCGGCGCGAGTGCCTGATCCTGCCCCGTGAGGCCGCTGGGAGCCACGCTGGGACCATCCTGGGACGAATCCGGGGGAATGGTCGAGTCGGGGTCCACCGGGCTTAGAAGGGCTCTGGTGGCCTCCAGGTCAGTGGACCAAGGCGAGCCCGGCTGGTCGGCCGCGTACGCCTCGGGGTTGTCCGTCTTGAAGCTCTCCCCCGGCATGATGACTCCACCGCCCCATCCGACCGCGCCGGTAGGCACGAGGGGCTGGGAACTGCCGTTGAATAGCTCGACCAACACCCGCTGCTCGGGCGCTGCCGATTCATCGCCCATGCGGGCCTCCTCTGTTGGCTGGGTCGGGCGGGATGCACGAGCCCAGGTGTCTGACCTCGGGAAGGTGTTGGCACTTGACCTCGCCACGCTGGGCGAGGATGGTGGTTTGCAGGCGAGGGTCGAGCCTGTACCAGTGCCGCTTTGGGTAGCAGTCGAACAGCACGCCCGTGCGGACCATCGCGTCCGGGTGGCGCTCGATCAGTCCGGCCCCGAACTTGACGCAGCCCAGCCAGTAGCCGACCTCGCCCATGTACTCGTGCGGAAACCCGCACCAGTCGTTGGGGCAGGCCGCTAGCTCATCGAGCGCCGTGGGGTGGACCACGATGTCGTGCTCCACGATGCAGAACGTCTCGCCGTCCGCCCACAGTGACGACAGCAGATCGAAGTAGTCTCGATCCGAGTTGCCGACATGCACCATGTCGTAGGTGTGGCCCGTGGCGCGCAGCGCGATCATCACCCCAATTGACCGCTTCATGGCCGCCATCGTGTACGGGACGACTACTCGCATAGCTCGGGCCAGCGGTTGTCGTGTGGCCAGCCGGGCAGTAGGTCGGTCACCGTGGGGTGACGCCAGCCGATCCACGACTCGGCCTGCCAGCGGGGCTCCATCGGGCACTCGGGCAACCGGCGCAGGTAGTCACACCGCGCCATCCAGAAGTTGCCACCGAAGAACCCCGAGCCCGGCGCGGGCTCGGTCATCGCCCCGAACATGCCGGGGTAGCGCTCCTCGGTGAGCCAGTGGCACCCAACGGCGTCGCAGGACTTCAATAGCTCGACGTTGAGCTTCCAGTCGAGGATCACTCGGTTGGTCATCGAGGTACGCCAGCGATCACGGAACGGGTCGGTGACCGAGGAGCCCTTGGTGTGCGCGTACATGACAGCGCCGCCGTGCTCGCGGGCGTACTCGCGGACAGCCATGATGGTGCCGCTCTCAAAGCCCTCCTGCGCCTCGAACACGACCGAGAATTGAGGCCACTGAAGCTCCAGGCCGCTAAGCACCGCGATGCGCTTCGACGGCCTGCCGACGATGCCGATGTGCAGGCCACCGTCGAACTCCGAGGCGTACAACGCCTTCAGGTAGTCGTTGAGGGGTGCCGTCCAGTCGCCCTCGGCCCAGATGTGGTAGAAGGCTGCTACGCGCATGGCCACGTCGCCCAACTCGACGCCTCCCTTCCTTGCAGCGCATGGTCGAGGTAGTAACGGTCCTCCTCGCCGGGCTCGGTCACGTACCAGGAGGCGTGGCGTGCCTGGTACGGAGCGCCACAGCGAATCGCGCGGTAGGTGAAACCCATGCCGGGGCGGTACAGCGCAAACGTCGTGTCGATCAGCGACCCGTAGACGCCCGGCTCCAGTTCACCGGGCCACGAGTCGTCCGGGTGCGGAGTGAGCAGCCGACGTTCCCACCACAGTGACGGCATCGTCTCGGGCACGTCGTCCAGGTAGAGCCCTAGCCCGGCCTTGGAGTAGCCCGAGTGGCGGTCGAGTACGTCGCGGAGATGCGCAACGGCCTCCAGCGGACATAGCGGCGTCGGGAGTACGTCCGGGTCCGTGTAGACGTACCAGCCGTTTGGCTGGAGCCCAGCGCGCCACAGTGCTTGTGACCCGAGATTGGCACCAAGACATACAACGTCGTGTGGCGTGGCCTTGAGGTATTCGACGCAGGGTTCATAGGTGGATGCGTTGTCGAGGAGGACGATGCGCTGATGACCGGCGCGCTCCAGCCACGCCACGAGGGCGCGCAGTGGTGTCACCCGATCGCGGACGTTGACGTAGATGGGCGGGTCAAACAAGACTCCACCGCCGGTAGACCGCGCTGTCACGCTCCATCCGGTCCGACTCGGACATGCCTGCACCGCGACCGACCATCGCCTTGCGGTGAAGGAAGTCGTATCCGGGCGCTGTGACTGGTTCGTGTCCATCGCGCACCATGAGGTCGGTGAATGCGTTGTCGGTGTAGTAGTGCAGGTCGGCGGGGATGTCCTGCCACCACTCGCGTCGGCAGAAGGGCACACGGCAGAAGTCGTTACCGAACAGTTCGGCACCCTCGCGGACGGTTCCGAGCGGGACGCCACCACGCTGGGTCGCGTGGATGGCGACACTCAGCCAGTGGAAGGTCCACGGCTCCAGGTCATCGGCGCTCAGATGGAGGAACGTGCCGGTCGCCTGCGCCGCGCCCTCGTTCCACGCCTGCCCGCACGTCGGCCGATCGTGAACTATCAGCCACTCGATTTCCGCGTCGGTGCGCTGCTCGTACACGAGCATGGCGCGCTTCAGGTAGTCCTCGCGGCCCTTGATCGTGGGCATCACGATGCTGAGCACGGGCATCATCCGACGAACCGGCCCTGGGCGTCGAACCGGCGCACCCAGTCGAGTAGTTCCGCCATGCCATCCAGTAGCTCAACCTCGGGCTTCCACCCGAGCGCCCGCAGGCAACTGGTGTCGAGGCGCTTCACCACTGTCTGCCTGGCGGGCGGATCGACTAGCTCGATCAGGTCGTAGTCCGCCCCCGCCAAGTCGCAGGCCATCAGCGCGCAGCCGAGCATCGGCGCGGGCGAGTCATCGCGGCCGACGTTGTAAACCTCGCCCTGGCCGTGTTCCATCACCATCCGAATGCCCCGCGCCGTGTCGGAGACGTGACACCACGAGCGCTCCGCGCCGCGATGCACGGGGATCGCCATGCCGTGGTGCGCCTGCCAGAGCATGTTGTCCAGCGCGCGGCGTCCGCGACCGGGCGGTGCGCCGGGGCCGTAGGGCATCGACAGCCGGACGATGCGCAGGCCCTCGGGCGCGTACAGGCGCAGTACCTCCTCGCCCCAGCGCTTGGTCAGCCCATACAGGTTGTGGGGCAGCGCGAGCAGGCCGTCCTCGTGGCAGACCTTCACCCCCTGGTCGCCGTAGACCTCGCTCGTGGAGGCGTACAGCACCGGCACGCCAGCCTGGCCGCAGAAGCTCGCCACGAGAGCAGTGGCCAGCGCGTTGGACTCGATCGTGTGCCGGACGTCGGCCTCGCCGAACTCGCGGCCGACCTGCGCCGCCAGGTGGATGACCTGCTCGGCCTCGGACCTGCGCAGCGCCCCGGCGAAAGCGCCGGGATGGCGCAGGTCGCCCTCGTCGCGATCGAACCCAGTGACCTCGTGACCGGCGTAGTGAAGCTCGCGGGCGAGATGCTGGCCGATGAACCCCTCGTGGCCGGTGACCAGGACCCTCATGTGACTGTAATCCGTGCGTGGACGCCGAAGGCGAAGTCGATCGACCCCTGGAAGCCGGACTGTCCCCCTCCGAAGTTGCCGGGGCTCGACGTGTACTTGGCGTACCGTGGAATGATCCACTCCAGCGCCGCTGGCGCTGACGCTCCGAGTACCTGCGTGCCGTTGGCACCCCGGTTGGCGACCACGGTAGCCATCACCACGGTCTGGAACAGGTTGAAGGTCGCGTCGCGTACCGCCTTGGCGTCGGTGGTGCCCTGGAGGTAGGTCGCCGTGCCGCAGATTTCGTACTCCTCGTACTGGGCGAAGGACCCGAGCGCGGCAACCTGATACTCGTGGTTGGCAAACCCCAGGAGTTCGACATACGAGCCTGGCTCGTACGACAGGATTTCACTGTCGAGGATGGTGACCGTCGGGTTCTGCGCGTTCCCGGCTGTTGTCAGTAGTGACAGCAGGGCGTCGAACGCGCCCGGCTGCGTCGTCGTCAGGTTGGCCATCTACCCAATGCCGATCTGCTGGCCGGTCTCGAACATCATCGCGATGCGATCCGGCACGGCAGGCCACAGCGCGTAGCGGTCGGCCGGGTTGTCGTACTCGTTGGTCGAGCGGAAGTCGCGGCTCGCCTGCTGGGTGTTGCTCCACCACCACTTGACCAGTTCCTTAGTGGCCAGCAGCCAGTGGCGCGGCACCGGGTTGTAACCGGCCGTCCAGGTGATTTCTACGTTCCTGAGCCCAGGGAAGAACGGCCGCTGCATCAGGCCCAGGTACGAGCGCGTCACGATGCCGCGCAGCGCGTCCAGCTGGAACATGTCAGAGCCGCCCTGGTTCTCGGGCGTCTGAAGGGTGAGTGTGTGCGGACCCGAGGAGCCCCAGTATTCGACCACCGTGGGCGTGCCAAGCACCGGGTAGTAGGGCAGGTCGATGCGCGAGCCGCCCCATCCGCTGTAGCCGTCAAAGCGCCGCGCGAACTGCGTAGGCGCGATCGGCCGCCCCATGTAGTCCTGCGCCCACCAGCACGCCGCGTCGATGACCCCCTGCAACTGCGCGTCCTGGGGTGACGCCCCGGTCGGGAATTGCAGGTAGGGCTTGACGTCGTTGTTCAGGTCGATGTAGTTCTGCCACTCGGGGCTGGTCTCGTTGACCGGGAACGTCATGGCTAACCACCAATCCCGTCTTGCGGTAGAAGCGTCCCGAGGTCCACGCTGGACCCCAGGCCCGAGGGCACCGTGATGAAGAACGGGCCATCGGTACACGGAGCGCCCGACGTAGCGATGCGGAACGTGCAGGCGTACTGCGCGTCGCCGGGGGTCGTGCCGGTGTCGTTGTTGGCCCAGAGGACCGCTGACAGGTGGCCGCTGGCGTCGAGCGGGGCTGTGACCTCTCCAGGTACGACCGTCTGGGTGCCGTTGGTCATCCGCTTGGTGAGTGCGAAGGTCACCGAGCCCGAGGCGGGAGTGCCGTCCGGGTTCTCAAAGGTGTGGGTGACCGTCACCGAGGTAAGCGCCATCAGCGCGTCTCCACTTGCGGATCGTGTTGGGCACGGCCGCGCCGCATGTAACGGTGGCCGATAGTGAAGCCGTTGGCCTCAAGCGCCTGAATCAACTCCCAGCCCGCTGGCGGGCCTGGCATGTCCAACTGACGCTGGAGGACGTCACCGGCATCGGCCAGCAGCTTCTCGGATGTCTCGACAGTGACGAACGACCGCACTAGCGCTCCAGTCTGTTTAGGGCCTCGAAGATTTCCTCGCTCAGCGACTCGATGCGCTGGGACTGCGCCTCGATGCTCGCGAGGAGCGCGTCGGTGCGCTCCCGCTCGTTTCGCTGGTGGACGGTGATGGCGCGCGCGGTGACCAGGGTGGCCACTGCGAAGAACCACTCGCCCGTGCTCTCCAGCGTGTTGCCGAACAGGCCCACGGTGGAGTTCCAGTGCGTCCACCCGAGCAGGGGGATGAGTGCCACCCACACCAACAGCGCGCACACGGAGATTGCAAACGCGGCCTCGGTGCCGAAGTGGTCGCAGTACCACTGGCACACCCGCTCAATGAACAGCTTCACGAGGCTCCCTGTGGTAGTGGGCGACGCCCGGCCAGTGGATGTGCCAGGTGCCGGTGATGGCGTTGTTCACAGACGTCTCGATACCGGGCCACTCGGCGCGCGCCAGCGGCGCGACGCGAGCTTCCAGCGCGATCTTGCAGAAGCCGATCGCCGACCAGTTGCAGCGCTCTGTGCCCTCGGCAATCCACTGGATGCCCTCGCCGGTCAGGCGGCGGTGGTCGTCCGGCGCGTTGCCATGCGCCCAGTAGGCACGCGGCAGGTACATGCAGTACGCATGGGTACACAGCGGCTCCGGGCACGCCTCTAGCTCGCGCGCCAGGTCGTCGCTGTACTCCATGTCGTGCTCGACGTTGATAATCGTGCCGACGGCGGGGTTACTCCACAGTCGTGCGAAGCTCTCCCAGTAGGAGTAACGGTCATGCCATGCCATCGGCACGAACCGATGTACGACGTTCTCCATCCCGTGCCCCCTCAAGATCATGCGCAGGGGGCGAGCCGAAGCCCGCCCCTTGCGCGACACTGCAAGCCAGCAGGTGGCAACGACTACATGTTGAAGTTGGGCGGCGTCATCGCCGTACCCGTGATCTTCACAATCGCGTCGTTGTAGCGCTGGAGGACAGCGCCGTAGCTGAACTGCTGGAAGATGACGTTGAGGTTGCCCGCCAACGTCTGGGGGAGCACACGGTGAACCGGCGCACCCTCGTAGCTCCAGGTCTGAGTGGAGTCCGCGACGACGCAGGTGTCCTGCGACGCGGTACCACCCGTGGCCGGGAGGTTGTGGTCCGTGACGGCCGGGAGGCCGTTGAACTTGTAGCCGGTGGGACCTTCGATGCCGACGTCGCCGGAATCGGAGCCCGCGCCTGCTGCGTTGAACGGACCTGCGTACATCGGCACGACAATCGGCCGACCCTGGGCGTCAGCCCAACCGGCGATTGCCTCCCAACGGGTCGGGTCGAAGAACACGCGGTTGGCGTTCAGGACCGTACCGTCGGTCGTGCGGATGGTGGCCTTGGCCTGCGACACCTGGCCGTACATGCCGCCGACGCCAGAAATGGCCGCGACCTTGAACGTGCCGGTGTAGGACTGGCTCAGAGCGTTGGCGAGCGCCTGAGTGATGACGTAGACGTCCCACTTCTTGGCGTAGTCACGCTCCAGCTGGTCCCAGATCACCACGTCGTACTCGAAGTTCGGCCCCGTACGGTCAAGGACCGCCTGCGAGGTCGTGACTTCACCAGCGACGATGATGACGCCAGCCGTGATGAATCCCTGGGCGGGGTCGGTCTCGTTGACCGCAGCCGCTTCGGTGTAGGTCGCTACACCTGCGCCACTCGTGACCTGCGGCATGTAAATGGTCATGCCGTAGTCGGGGAGCGGGCGCTTGGTGGTCTCGTCGGCGAACGCGCGCCCGAACGTACGGAACGGAACGTAGTCCCCTTCCGTGAAGATCGGGGTAACGAACGCCGCGACGCCACCACCGGCCGCCGATGCCGTGACACCGCCACCAGTGGTCAGCGAACGCGACTCGACGCCGGGCATCCCCTTGTCGGAGAGACCGACGCGACCGCGCGAGCGGGCCTCGCGGATCATGGCCTTGTAGTCCGTCCCGTTGCCGGGGCCGTCCTTGGTTCCCTGCGGGCTGCGGTAGAAGTCGCGGAACTGCTTCTCCGCGAATCGACCGTACTGCGAGCCCTCGGCCATCTCGTGCTCGATCTGGTTCGACCACTCGATCTGGCGGTTGAGGGCGTTGCGGTACTGCGGGTGCAGGGGACCGTACTTCGGGCTGGCGGTGTAGTAGAGGTCGGCGAAGTACGAGTTGGGCGACCCATGGCCGTAGACCTTGGGCTCCGACTCGACCGACATGTCTGCACCGTCGCCGTCGTGACGCTGCTCGACGTTCAGGCCCGCGTTCTTGCGAGCCTCGGCGAGGGCGTTCTGACGGGTGACCTCGGCGTTCTCGGCGTCGATGTTGGCGTCGAGCTTGGAACGCTTCTCCAGCAGCGCGCTGCTGCGCGTCTCCTCGTCGGGCGTCAGGTCGCGCTCCTCACCGGATTCATCCCGGAGGCTCGCCACCAGTTCGTCCAACTCGGCCTGGACAGCATCACGCTTCTCCAGGAGTTGTGCGAGTCTATCCACAAGTAACCTCGTGAATCGTGGGTTGGTATGAACCCACACATCCCGAACCTGTCAACTGCGGTACTTGCCACCTTGCGCAGGGGTGACGTTCCCAGACCAGCGCAGTGGTACTGAGTGGTACTACTGGTACTGCCTGTACTGCCTTCAGTCGGCTCGACGCCGACCCGCCTCGTTCAACAGACGAAGCGTTGAAGCCTTCATGGTGCGCCGAGGCTCGGCCTCGGCCTCCTCGGGCGCGGGGTGCTCGACCTCGGCGTCGCCCTCGGGAGCCTCAAGCCCCTCGGGCTCGCCTTCCTGCTCCTCGACGTCGCCCTCGTCATCGTGGTGCGGACAGCCGTCGTCTGCCATGCGGGCAGTGTCGCTGCGCTGCTGCACCGGCACGTACGCGGTCTGCGCCTGCACCGGCTCGGGGTCGCCCAGCAGACTCACCGCGCCGTCGTTGTCGATGGTGTAGGAGCAGCGGAACAGCCCCATGGGAGCGAGGTAGGACTGGTACACGACCCAGGAGTCGGACATGTCCTGGACCCAGAGGTCGGAGTCGCCGTCGCCGTCGCCGTGCGAAGTCAGCAGCGCCTCGTAGACCGCGCTCTCGCGGTCGCCGTAGGACATGGACTGGTCGCGGCGCTCGGCGGCCGACTCGGGCGCAACGCCACGAGCCCCACTGCCGTCGAGGTACACGATGCCGTTGTCGGTCTCGGCGTCGGAGCCGCCCTCGGTGCCGTCTGAGTGCGTCTGCACTTCGGTCTCCTCCTCGTCGGAGTTGGGGCCGAACTGGGACGTGTCCACGCCCCCGGCGTCGGCCAGGTCGTGCAGGGCGGCCAGGGCGGCCACGAGCTTAGACTGGCTCCCGGCGCTTAGCACCTTGCCAGCGCGTAGCTGGACCTCCATCTGGCGCAGCCGGGCACGGGACTCCAGCGGGGCCGCCATGACCATGCGGCGGGCGACCTCGATGTGGGTCGTCGGTGAGCACGGGTAGGTGACACCCGACACGTCGGGTAGGTCGGCGAGCCCGTAGATGTCACGGGTCTCCATGCCGCCGTCGTTGCCCCATTTGTCGCGGTTGACGACCATGCCGATGCTCATTTGGCTGAGGTCGCCTCGCTCGATCGCGATGGCGAAGTCGTTGGCAAGCTGCTGGCGCGCGTCGAGGCTGGCGCGGAACCGCAACTCGTTGGGCGTGTCGATGAGGCTCATCGTGCCCGACGTCGTGCGGGCCATCGGCAGCCCGTCGTGGTTGAACAGAAGGCGGCAGTCCACCCCGTCCACGATGTTGGTCGCGGCCCCGGCGTGGATCGTCTCGCGGAACTCGCCGAAGAAGTCCACCACCCGGTAGGCAGCGCCGTACACGACGGCTGCGCCCTCGATGACGATTTCGGGGCCGTCCTGCGACGCGCGGACCTCGACCTGGGTGGGCGCAAAGAACCGAACCTCACGCCCCAGCGGGGTCGCGCGGTGCCGTTCCTTCCGACGTTCGGCCGCCTTGGTCAGCGCCGGGTTCGTGCTGGCGGGCGGGAGTCCGCGCGGGGCGGTGTTGTCGTCCTTGAGCGAGCCGTCCGCGCCCCAGTTGTCGGGGATCGCGTCCGGCGCACCGAGGGCGTGAGCCCGCGCGATGATGTGCTTGCGGATCGCGTCGTGGTCAGACCCGCCGCGTCCCACTGCGTGGATCGCGTTGTCGAGGTCGGCCTTGTCCTTGATCGGGTACGAGCCGTCGGGCATTGCCTCGCCCGACTTGGCCATCGTCTTGCGATCGTCGTCCGTGTACTTGGCGCGGTACTCCGGGGTCTCCCAGTACCGCAACTCTTGGGGTGTCAACTTCCCTCCTGCGAGTCGCCTGTGTAGGTGTCGGGGGTCCACTCGTCGCACTTGCCGTAGACCGGATCAACCCTCACGTCGCCGAAGCCCCAGCACATGCCCTGCCAGAACATGTCGCAGTTGCCACAGTGACTCGCAGGCGAACCGCCTGCGGGGTTGTAGTTGGTAGGGATACGAGGCGGGCCGCGCCGCTCGTAGCGCGCCGGACGCTCGCCCGGCTTGAGGAAGCGATGGGCTGGCAGGCCGTAGCGCCCGAGGGAGCTTCGCATGTACGTAAGTACCTTCACGGCGTCGGCGGGAGTGAAGGTGCTCTCGGCGTCGGTTACCGTGGGCATGACGTGAGGGGGCCAGTAACCGTTGCCGTCGGCGAAGTTGTAGGCACCCCCGATCGCGTGCGTGGCCGCGCCGATTGACTCGACGTCTTGCAGGTTGTTCACCACCAACACTGGGTCGAAGTCGATCCGGCCAAGCGCGTCGTCATGGAACACGCCCAGCGAGCCGCCCTCCTGGGCAAGCTGGGCGGCGAAGTCTTGCCGCGCTGTGTCCATCGCCGTGTTGAACACGTCCTGCGACGCGCCCTCGGGGATGGAGATGGTGTCGATACCCGGAGGCTTGACGGTGAGCGCGTAGCCACTCGTGGCCGCCTGGCCAGTAGTAGCGTCGATGGTGGTGCCACCCCACGACCCCTGCGCAGCCTGGAAGGCGTCGGCCTTGATCGTGGGCCAGTTCTGGTCGAGCCCGGCCGTGCCCGTGGTGTTGGCCATCATGGCCGAGAGGCGGCCCTGGCCCTGCTGGGCGATCTGCTGGAACTCTTTGGCGCTCACCGGCCGCGAGTTGCCTCGCGCCTCGTCGGCGGTGATTTCCTGGAAGGTGCGCTTGCCGACAGCGCTAGCCGCAGCGCCGCCACCGATGGCACCGCCTCCACCGCCACTAGAGTCCTCGCTGTCACCCCCGCCCGTCCAGCGTCCATGGTCGTCGCGGGGCTCATCGTCGGAGTAGCGGTTCTCCTCGGCCGGTGCTGCGGGCTTGGGCTTCCCCTTGGCCGCCTCGGACTGCTCGACCAGGCGCACGAGGCCCTTGATCGGGAGCCACGGACCCTGCGGAGGCTTCGGCGCGTCGGCCATCAGGCCGTCCCCTGCTTCGCCGACTGCGGAGCCGTCGAGCCGTTGCTAGAGAGTGGCTTGGAGCCGTCCTCCTCGGTCTGCGACGGGGCCACGTTGGAGGCGAGGGGCTGGATGGGGTCGTCGGCGCGGTCGTCCTCGACGGGCTCCCAGCCAAGCTCGCGGACACGAGCGTCATTGATCGAGCCTGCCTGCGTGATGCGGAGCGCCTGGATCAGCTGGGCCATGAACTGCGCGTCGGGCATGTTCACCGCGTGCTCGTTGAAGCAGGCGAACGTGTCTTTGGGCAGGAAGGCCGAGTGAACCTCTGCGAGCGGGATGGTGTAACCGCCCAGGGTGTCCACCTGGAAGGTCATCATCTCCTCTTGCCGCGTGTGCGGGCCTGCGGAGGGCTGGCGCTGGAGCGCGTTGGGCATCTTGCTCGGGGGCAGGCCCAGCCACGAGCCGATGCACTGACGGCTGTACTCCAGGGTGTTGAGGTACTGGGCCTCGTCCGGCGAGGCCATCACCTTCTCGGCCTTCACACCCGAGTCGAGCATGACTGGTGTGTGTGCGGCGTTGAGCCCGGCGTGCCGGATCATGAACTTGTCAACGATCCGCTCGACCTCCTCCTGCCCGAGCTTCTGTTCGGTGCTGAGGATGAAGTCGGGGGCCTGGCCCTGGGAGAACCACGAGGAGCCGAACTCGTAGGCGGCGATGGCAAGCGCGCCGACGACGCCCATGTAGTCAGTGGGTGACAGGCCGCGCGCCGCGCCCGGCAGCGACTTGAGCGGTATCTGCACGACGTTGGCCGGGTCAAGCTCCTGCTTGTTCTGGCCGGACCCGTAGATGTAGGTGGTCTTGCCCTTCTCGCGCTTCACTTCCATGAACGCGGGGTGCAGGATGTCCACGGCCAGCGGGTCGAGGAAGTCGGAGTCGCGCAGGATGTACCAGAACGCTTCACCGAACAGGCCCATCGACCAGATGGTGCGGTCCATGCCGGTGCATTGCATGACCGTTCCGGCCGTGCCGCCGAGGTTAGCCCCACCGAACGTGTTGGTGAGGATGTCGGGCTGGTCGCGGAGGTACTGCTTGTATGGCCAGTTACCCTTGTCGTACCCCAGGGTGTACGCGCGCAGGTTGCCCATGCGCAGGATGTTGTTGGAGATGATCCGCAGCGCCGTGTAAACCACGTCCACCTGGAGCAGCGAGTGGGCGTTGACCATCACGCCTGCGCGCTGAAGGTGGTACATCCCCGGAGGCGGGATCGCCGATGGGTCGGCGTAGTTGTAGCCGGTGAACGGGTAGCCGGTTTGCAGGCCCCGTGTCTCGACCTGGGCCGAAGTGTTGGCCCGCCTGATCCGTGCGATGGTCACGAGTGCCGCCTACGCTGCTCGGGCTTGCGCCTGCGCAGCGGAGTCGCCGCGTAGCCCTGTGCGAAGTAGAACAGGCACGCGCCAAGTACCACCAGGGCTACCCACACTCGCGACGTCGCGAGGTAGCCACCCGTCGATAGCGCAGCAGCGGCCAGCCACTCCAGAATGTCACCTACGTGCATGTGTTCCTCCGTATCACCACTCGCGTGACTGCCGCGCGGGGCGTTCCTTACGCTTACGCCGAAGCTGTGGCGCTGCGCGGTTGCAGCAGCAGTGCTCGGGGCCGGTCCACCGGCTGCGGTCCTGGTCGTGGTGACCAAGGTCCCAGCCCCGGTGGTTCTTGCCACAACGCCTACCGTCGTGCTTGATCGCTGGGCACGGGCCGTCACCACCCGGTGGGATGGGTCGGCCGCAGCGCCGACAGTACGTGCCTGCGTCTACCTCGGGCTGGTACTTGGCGCGCTCACTCTGGTGAGCGCCGCCGTACCCCCGCTCGGCCGTCTTTCGGGTGTCTCTCCGACGCCTCTGTGCCATGTTGGTCCCAGAGTGGGATTTGACAGGTTGGTATAATGTGTGTAGGCAACAATTACGACCGCGAAGGGAATTGCAGTGCCACGACCGAGAGACATGCAACGACAGAAGGTGTACAACGCCGAGGTCGCCGCCTTTGGCCCCGCGCGGGATGACGGCTACTCCGTCGCCGAGATGCAGGCCATGGTTGACAAGTGGCTAGCCAGCGCCGTGGTGCGCCGTCGCTACCCCATGGCGGCCCACAAGGTGACCGTGACCGATGGCCGCTCACGCCGACGCGGTGGGTACAAGGCGGGCTGGCACGAGATAGCGATGCCCCGCGCTACGCGAACCAAGTGGTACTTGCTCCACGAGGTAGCGCACGCCCTCACCTTCAACCGACTGGAGCCGGGGCATGGGTGGCGCTTCGCCGAGTGCTACCTGTACCTCGTCCGCGTCTACCTCGGCAAGGGCGCAGAGGAGAAGCTGCGCGGACAGTTCAAGGCGCACCGAGTGAAGCACCGCCGCCCGCGCAAGCGGGTAATGACAGCCGCCCAGCGCGAGGCCGCTCGGCAGCGGATGCTCGACTGGCACGCGGAGAGGAGGGCAGCCTAATCGAGCCCTCGCGTGGAGTGACCGACCGGCCGTCCGGTGTTCGCCTCGACCTGGACGGCTCGGTCATCCCAAAGCTCGACCATGTGAAGGTCCTTGGTGGCCGTCACTGGGAGGCGAGTGCCGATGTGCTCCTGGCACCACTCCTCGATCGCGTCGCGCACATACGGGTTGCCCTCAGCGATGCGCGCCGTGAAGATGCGGACCTCGCGGCCGTCGGCGAGCCAGCGCTTGACGCGCTCGACCATCGCCGGGACCGGGGGGCCGATGTGGTTCGGGCCGCTCCAGCCGTGGTACTCGGCAAGCGTGCCGTCGAGGTCCACGCCGATCCATCCACTCATTGGTAGACCCTCCTACTGCACCGAGTGCAGTGCATCCCCGGCGCGTGGTGACCCCTAAGCCAGCACACCAGCTTCCGCGCGCCGCGCTCCAAGACGCTCCGCTCGCGGATACCACCACTCTGGACGATCGGCTTCATGGCCTACCCCACGATCCCTG